AGCATGGTCAAATTGCAAGGCCTTATGTCCGGTACGCCGGCCGAAGCGCCCGGCGCGGAAGGCCAGCCGGGCAGGCCCGCAGTGCCGGGCGCCGATATGAACGCGCTCGCCATGGCGACGGCTCAACTTTATCAACAGCTTTCTGCCCTTGTAAAACAGGACGACACCAATGCCCAACAGCCCCCAGCCAATAACGGACCCGTTTTACCTCCCAGCGGGTCACGGCCATCCGGACCCGTTCCGCCCGCAAACCCCGTCGGAAATGGGCCTCCAGGATTGGGTGCAGGACCCTCGGACGGAGGCGTTCCGGGCAATCCTGGAAATGCGCCTTCAACGGCTGGTGGACAAATGGCTAACGGGTAACGCCGCCGTGACCGAACTTGACAGGGGAATTGCTTCGGCGCTAAATTCCGTCATCGATCTGTCAAGTCGCCCCGATGCGATCGTAAAAGAACTCAACGCCCCCAGGTGACCCCCATGGCCGTTATTGCAGCAAGCAATCGTATCAACTACCAAAAGATCGTACCTTTTTGGGACGAAGTCGTCGTCAAGGTCCGGGTGAAAAACCCGACAGCCGGCGGCAAGACCGCAAGCGGCATCTACCTGCCCGAAACCGTGACGTCGCTCACGGCCGATGACCATGCTTCGATCATCGGCGAAATCGTCAGCATCGGCCCGATGGCTTTTTCGTACCAATCGGGCGAGGGTGTCACCGTGCACAACGTGTTCATTGGCGACAAGGTCATGTTCCGGCCGTACTCGGGTGACGAGTTCAAGGACCATGACGAGGAAGGTTACGTCTTCCGCATGATGCCGTCGCGCCAGATCACCGGCAAGATCCTGGAGGATTGAGCCGATGGCCGAAGCAACAAGCACGGTCGAAATTATCGAGCAACCGTTTGACGGCGGCAACGATTTCTTCAAGCCGGCGGGCGAGCAGCGCCATACCGAACAACGCGACGACGCTCTTTTCCCGGTCGACGAGCCGGAAGAAGAGGACGAGCTGAACGGAGACATCACCGAAGAGGGTGCCACGTCCTCCGCGCTCGATCCGGCGATCGACGAACGTTTACGCGCCCTTGAGGAAGAAAACGCGGCAATGAAAGCCGCGACGGCCGCGCAACAGGCCGCTGCCCAAGTTGCGAGCCTTATGGACCAGTACGACCAAGCGGTGGCTGAAAGCAATTACGACAAGGCACGGCAAATCCGCCAACAGGTCGTCCAGGCCCAAGCAAAACAAGCTGGCGCGGCGGCGGGCGGCGGAAGTTCCGGAGTGCCGCTTAACCACTGGTCAAAGGACGTTGCTCGCCACATCAACGAATGGCAGGCAAAACAGCCGTGGCTTGGCGTCGACGTCAAAAAGACGCAGGCTGTCAAGGAAGCCGGCAATGTCCTCAATCCGACCAAATTCGCCACCCCGGAAGCTTATTTCAAAGCGATCGAGGCGGCGATTACGGAAACTGTCAAGCCGACGTCGCAATCGCCGCGACCCGTTCCGCGCACGGCCGCTGTTCAGCGCGTTGCCGCCCCGACTGGCGAAGCTGCCGCAAAGGGCGTCACGTCCATTCGCCAGCTTCCAGCGCACGTTCGATCGGCAGCCGAAACGGCTATGCGCATTGGTGGCTTGACAGAAGCCCAATATCTGGCGAGCTATAACGCCGTCCAAGCCAGCCAGTCGAAAAGGACGCGGCGTAAATGAGCACCAACGGATTTGACCCTTTTGCAGCCCCGATGCCGTTGAGCCCCGCAGCCCAGCAAGCGGCAGCCGCGTGGCCGCAACAGTATGCCGGCGCACCGCCCGCGACGACTGGTGGCCATTATCCGGCGTCTCCGCAGCCCGGTTATGCGAACACGGCAACCAGCGTCTATCCGAACCCCAATGCGCAAGGGTATCCGGCGCCGCCCCAACCCGGCTATTCCCCGCCGAATATGATGGCCGAAACCGCCCGGCTGCCACAACAGGGCGCGCTCGGACCGATCTCTGATATCGCCGACATCCCGACGTTGGACGACATCCGGCTGCGAAACTACAACGAACAAGACAGCAAATTGACTGTCAACAATCCCGATCCTCGGCTCGAATATCGTTGGGTGAACGACGATCCGCACAATTTTGCGATCCGATACCGTCAAGGTTACCGGCCGGTCCAGCGCATTGGTGCCGCGACGTCGGAAGCCGATAGCCGGAAAGTGCCGCCGTGGATGCAGGGCACGCAGGCGCAAAATGAAGTGAAGGATAATTCGACACCCATGCTCCAGGCCGGCAGCCGAGCCGATGGATCGGGCCGGCGTAATATTCTAATGGCGCGACCAAAAGAGTTCCGGGAGTTGCAAAGCCGAAATTTCCGGGCTATGGTCGGCGAACGAAACAAAGTTCTCGATCCGCGTTCCGCACCGGCACCCATTCGCCCCGATGGGCAGCCGGGGACGCAGCCTGAGAACGCGCTTAACGCGTCCGATCGAACTTCTTTCCGAGGTTCGATCAACATAGCCGGATCGGCTTAAACAGGGGCAGTAAATGGCACGCTCGAATCTCGCACTTCTCACGGGTCTGCACCCCGTGACCAACTTGACAGGCGACATCGATCACGTCGGTGTCCAGATCGGACACATTCCGGCGTCGAATTCGACCGATCTTTACATCGGCGACCTTGTCAAGATGACAGGTGCGGGAGCGGGCGCCGTTCCGGTGTTCTCCGGTAACCAGCCCGGCGGCGGCGTCAACGACCCGGATTTCCAGACGGCCATTTCGGGGCAGTATCCTGATATTGCGATCCACCTCGCGGGCGACACGGCCGACACGTGGGGCGTCATCGTCGGTTTTGAATACGACGGCGACCTGGAAAAGATGGGCGTCAAGTACAGCCCGGCCGGTGTCGAACGCCTCGCCCGTGTCTATACCGACAAATCGGGCGTCTTCTACATTCCCGCGTCGGCCGCGCTTGCTGCCAACACGATCGGCCAGAACGCAGACGTCACGGCCCGCGCGCCAAACAAAACCTACGGTGGCCCAGGCACCTATATCGACGTCACCACTGTCGGCACGACCAACACTTTGCCCCTCCGGTTGCTCGGACCTGCCACGATGCCCGGCAATGATCCGACGGTGCCCTATGCGCTTTGGCGCGTTTCGCTCAACACGATCATCGATCTCAACCGCACCGGCATCTAATCGGGCTGAAAAGGCAGGAAAACCACCATGGTTCAGATCATTGACCGCACCACCCAGCCTAGCCTCCATTGGCCGGGCATCCGCGCGATCTTCGGCAAGTACGCCGAAGCGCCTGCCGTCTATCCCGACTTTATGGAAGTCAAGACGTCAAGCAAAGCGCATGAAGAAGATGTCGAAGTTATCGGCTTTGGTCTTGCGCCGGTCCAGCCGGAGCTTGCGCCGGTCGTGTTCGACAAGACGGGCGAGGGCGTCAAGATCAAGTATCGCCACGTGGCGTACGGCCTCGCATTCGCCGTGTCGCGCGAAGAGAATGACGACAACCTTTACCCGCAGGTCGGCGCCCGCCGCGTGCGCGCGCTGAACTACAGCATGCGCCAGACCCGCGAAATCGTGGCCCATGCACCGCTCGATTTGTCGTTCGATACCGTCATCGGCGTGCGGCCGGACGGCGTCCCGCTGATCAGCGCCAACCACCCCACGCCCGTCGGTCCGGTGTCAAATCTGATCGCCACGGCTGCGGACGTGTCCGAACTGGCGATTGAGCAGCTGGTGCTCCAGATCGCTTATATGGTCGATCAGCGCGGCTTGAAGCTCGACGCCAAGCCGATGAAGATGATTATCAGCCCGGATAGCTCGTTCGAAGTCAACCGCATCTTGGGGTCGGTTCTCCAGGCGAACAGCTTGACGAACAACGTCAACGTCTTGAAGGCGCGCAACATCATCCCCGAGGTGGTGTCGACGCCCTACTTGACGGACAAAGATGCGTTTTACATCACGACCGACATCCCGGAAGGCTTCACGATGTTCAATCGTTCGGCCGATGTCGAGATCCAAGAAGACAACATGTTTGCCAACGGCGCGCGGCTCGTGAAAGCCTACACGCGCTTTTCAGTCGGTATTTCCGACTTCCGGCACGTCTTCGGTTCGCCGGGGGCTTGATCTTCCACTAGCTCGGACTGGGGCCGGGGCGGGCTGGTCGCGAAGCGCGGGGCCGGGGCGTGTGGGGACGCTTCGGCCCCGCAGTTATGTCGAGGTGAAGCATGACGGGCTATTCCAGGTCCTATGGCGTCCATCGTGGCGAGCGCCAGCGCAAACGCCGCATGGACGGCCGGCAGGTTCTCACCGTCTGCGATCGCTGCCGGCAGTCTTTTGACGTCTCACACATCAAGGAAGAATGGACCGGCCTATTCGTTTGCGACGAAGCGTGCAACGGCTGCTACGAAGAAATGCACCCAATGCTGAACTTTCAAGCACCGATCGACAATAGCCTTTATCGGCCGAACCCGCGCGATCTGCCTTACGATTTCGAGAACGCGCCCCCAACCAACGCCAACATACTTGCGAGCTTGCGCACCTCCCAGACGACCAACGGCGGGACCGGCACGACATGAGCTTCACGGCAGCCAACGCGATCACCGCAGCCCTTCGCCTGATCGGCATTCTCGATCTGTATGAGCAGCCGAACGCGCAACAGATCGCCCTCGGGGTGGAGCACTTGCGGGAAGTCTTGCTGACAACGTTCATGGACGCGATGCAAGGATTTCAGCTGTTCGAGTACGATCTTGCGTTGCCCGCGCTTCAATCGGATTTCTACATCGGAACGGCTAAAAGCACCTACGACGTCCAAGTTAATGCCCGCATGCTGCAATCGATTTTCCTCGGGTACGTTGGCGCAACCAAATACGAGATGCGCCGCGAACCTTGGAATAAGCTATTGCGGGTGGCCACAACCTCCAGCCTTCCGGTTCGGTACGCCACGGCCGATCAGATTGACGGCAGCATCCGTGTCAAAGTCTGGCCAACCCCGACGCAGGTCATATCCATGCATTTGCTCGGGTATAACCGCATCGAAGTGCCAACAGCCGCCGACGGATCGGAGATTGTCCAGGTTCCGCCCGACGCCGAAATGGCCATCAAATACGCCTTGGCGGTCCGCAGCCGTCCGGTGTACGGTGTTCCTGTCAACGAGGTGACCGAAGTCATCCAAACCGCCAAGCCCCTTATCGATTTGTGGAAGACCGGCGGTCGGCTCAATCCGTCCGTCCAGCTGCTTAGGAGCAAATGACCATGAAACGCCACGAAGTCGGCCGCGCGATCCACAAGAACTTGAAAGCGGCCGGGTACGAAGACGAAAAGGGCTGGGGCTCGGCCACACGCACGATGATGCACGCCGCTCAACATGCGGTGGAAAAGCACCACATGGAAAAGAAAAAGGACGCCGACAAGGGCGAAGGCGAGTATATGTCGGAACGCGAGAAAGCGATGGACCCGAAAGAGCGGGAAAACCGCGCGGTGGCCGGCAAGATGCAAAGCGCCATCAGCGGCATTTCCGCGCACCATACGGACCCGCACGACGTCGGCGCGTCCGAGATCATCCGATCGACCGTCAAAGGCCATTCCGGCCGCAACTGGTAAGGATGCAATCATGACAAAACTTGTACGCGTTGAAAATGCGGATACGTCCAACTACGAAGTTGTCGTTGAAGTATGGGATAAAGGCTATCCGGCCGGAGAGCCCGATAAGCTCGCGCTCACGGAAGAACTGAGCTATCCAACAGCCATGACCTCGCTTAATGTCTATTTGACGAGCACTCGGTACCTCGTGATCAAGGAAAAGTGATCTGTGCGCTTTGACAATATCGGCGCTGCCTCATTCCGCGACGATCGGCTGCCGGCCTACGGTTCGCAGCTGATTAACTGTTATGCGGTTAAGAGGCAGGGCGAAGAGGGCGCGCCAGGGGCCTATTTCATCGCCGGGACGACCGGTCTATCGGTCGTCAATGTGTTTTCCGGCGGCGCGATCGGCGGCATGCAAGAGTTCGGCGGCGTCCTTTACGGAGTGGCCGGAAACGATCTGGTAGAGGTGGCGCCCAATCCCCGCGTGGTGTTTGCCGGGGCGATCGCCGGCACCGGAATTGTCGAATTCTCATGGGATCGAGCCGGCATCGTTATCTTGCGAGACGAGAACCTTTATCTTTACAATTCGGCAGGCGCCACGCCGGCAGCCGGAACCAGCCTCAACCCCGCGAATATTATCGGCACCGTGACAAACGGCAATGACGTTCTGACGACCTTTGGGTTGCCCGCCGGCAGTCCCCAAGAGTATTGCAGCACGACGACCGAACTCGATAACTTTACCCTATATGGGGTAGCCAATAGCTCGAAATTTTACCAATCGGGCGCGGTCGATCCGACGCAGATTAACGCGAGCTATTTTGCCACAAAGGAAAGCCGGCCCGATAATCTGGTGCGCATGCTGGCCAACAAGCGCAACCTCATGCTGTTCGGCGCCAAGACGATCGAACCTTACTATAATCAAGGTATTGCGAACGGCGTCACTTTCGGTGCCTACCAAAACGCCATGATCGAAATTGGTCTTTCGGCCAAATATTCGCTTGTAAACATGCACGGCGTCGGGTTCTTTTTGGCGAACGACAAAAAGGTTTACACGTTCACGGATATCACCGTGCAGCAAGTTAGCCCGCCGTGGCTTGACACGTTGCTGAATTCGTTCACGCCGGACGTGCTGGCAACCGCGATCGGCGTCATGTATGTGTCAGAAGGCCAGCTATGCTATGCCCTGACGCTTCCCGGCGTTTTGACGGTCGAATACACGGCCGGCCTCTGGCACCATCGCACAAGCCCCGGCGAGGCCTATTGGCTGCCCCAATGCTCCTACGTCTATAATGGGGAGTACTATTTCGGGTCGTCGGCTGACGGCACCGTCTGGACCCGCAACAGCCCATCCGCGTTCGAAGGATCGAGCACGATCCCGCGCACGGTCATTACGGCGGACTTCGGGCCCAAAGAAGACCGCACGTCGCTGAAGTATGTTGACATCCATCTTGACCCTTACACGGCGACCGGCGGAACGTACTTGCTAGACTATTCGGATGACGAGGGCCGCACCTGGAGTGGTCAACGAACGATGCCTTACCCGGTCGTCGGTCAACAGCGCTCGATCGCCCGGCAGCTGGGGCAGTTCCGGCGACGCATGCTCCGTGTCCAGTACGACGGCGAAGCGCCCTTCCGCATGCAAGACATGTATATCGGCATGCAGTCCGGTTGGCCGCGCGGTCGGTACCAACCCGAGCAGGCCGGCGGGGCGCCGCAATGAGCAACCCAACGGGCCTGCTCCAGTTTCCACCCGTCCCGCCTCAGCTGACAAGCGATCCGATCCTGTTCCGGTGGCTTCAGGATCTTGTGCGGCTTGTCAACGGCGACGGATCGGGCGTCTCGGCAATCGACCTATCCAGCCACTCGCTTGCCGAATTGGGCACCCGAAACCATTCCGATCTGCAAAACATCCTGCCCGTCGACTTGACGAGCACCGACACGACGCGTGACAAGCACGTCAGCGATGACGATTTGACCGGATTGACGTCCAGCGTCACAACTGTGCAAACCACGGTATCGAGCCTGTCAAGCACGGTGTCCAGCTTGTCAAGTAGCGTTTCGACGCTTATAACGGCCGTGGCCAACCTCGAAACTCGAAGCGTCATTCGGAACGGCGCGGGCGCACCCGCATCCGGGCTCGGGGATAATGGCGATCTCTATATCGACAATACTGCGACTTCGGCCGGCGCGAACCCCCGCTTTTATGCCAAAGTGGCCGGCACCTGGAAAACGATTGTTTGAGGCCCCCATGATTATTCGCGAAGCTCTTATCGACGATATACCCGCGCTTGTTGAACTCGCGCGACGCGAACACCATCAGCTTGTTGTCAAGCCCGGCCACCCTTTCGGTAAATTCGACGAAAAATGCACGGCCGACAGTTTCCGCCACTATATTATGCACACGGCGGCGGGGGCGTTTATTGCAATCAATGAAGCGGAAACGGGCTCCGAACTTGTAGGTGATAGCCTCGGCCTAGATAAC